GGTGACCATCCGGGCGCGCAACGTAGTGGGCTCGTCGGTGTCACCGTTTACGGGGCAGCAGCAGGTCTACAAGCATCCTGGCCAGTGGTGGGAGATGGAGGTCTCCATGCCACCCATGCGGCGCGCAGATGCCGAAGCCGTGGCGGCGTTCCTGATCAAGCTGAACGGCTCATATGGCACATTCTTGCTAGGCGACCCGGCCAACACCACGCCACGCGGCATCGGCACGGGCTCTCCCTTGGTCAAGGGCGCTGGGCAGACGGGAGATACCTTGCTCACTGACGGCTGGACGGCGGGCGTCACCGGCATCCTGCGGGCTGGCGACTGGATTCAACTCGGCGCGGCATCGACTTCCAGGCTTCACAAGGTTTTGGACGATGTGAACTCCGATGGCAGCGGCAATGCAACGCTCACCATCTGGCCCAATCTACGTTCGAGCCCTGCGGACAATGCCGTCATTACGGTCAACAGCGCGCAGGGCCGATGGCGCCTGGCCAGCAACGATACCGGCTACAGCATCGAGACCGGCCGCCTGTACGGGATCACCTTCGCCTGCGTTGAGGCCTTATGAGTCGCAACCTCACGGCCGGCGTCATCACCGAGATCAACGCGGCAGAGCTGCGGCCGATCCTGCTGTTTCAGGGCGACTTCACCACCGGCACGGTGCGGGCGTGGTCCGGGTATGGCGACCTGTCGTGGAATGGGCAGACATGGACCGGCACCGGCAATCTGCTGACGGTCTCCGCGATTCAAGAGGCGGCCGAGACGGTGGCGAACGGTGCGAGCATCACGCTGTCCGGCATTCCGTCCGAGCTGATATCGCTGGCGCTGGGCTCTGTGCGCCAGGGCGCGAACGGGAAAATCTACCTCGGCTTTCTGACGACTGCCAATGCGGTTATCTCTGACCCGGTGCTGGTGTTTGAGGGACGGCTTGACGTGCCGATCATCGAGGAAGACGGAGAGACCGCAACGATTGCCATCGCCTACGAATCGCGTCTGATCGACCTTGAGCGACCGCGCGAAAGCCGATACACAGACCAAGATCAGCGGCGTGTTTATCCGGGCGACCGTGGTTTTGAGTTTGTGGCGAAGCTCCAGGATCAGGTGGTGACATGGGGCCGCGCATCGTGAGGCATGAGATATCCGATACGCTGCCGCCGGTCGAGACGCGGCGGCTTGAGGATTGGGACCGGCGACTGAATGACTACCTGCGCACGGTCGGCCCGTTCGCATGGGGAACGAATGACTGCTGCCTGTTTGCGGCAAACGGCGTGCAGGCCATGACGGGCATTGACTTCGCTGAACCGTATCGCGGATACAGCACGGCACGTGGGGCGCTGGAGAAGCTGGGCACCGATGGCATTGAGGGGGTGGCGACCAAAGCCTGGGGATCACCGAAAAACGCGGCCTACGCGCAGCGCGGCGACCCGGTGCTGATTGCCCTGGACGATGGCGAGAAAGCCCTTGGCCTGTGCATCGGCACACGGGCGGCGTCAGTCGGGCAGGGCGGAATCGTTATGCTGCCGATGTCGCGCGCCATCCTGGCCTGGAGTATCTGAATGCCACCAGTCATCATCGCAGTCGCAGGCGCAGCCGCAGGGACGTTCCTGGCAAGTGCTGCGGCCATCGCGGGAACTGGCGCGTTCCTGGGCTTCGCGGCGGGCACAGCCTCGGCGTTCTTCGCCAAGGCGTTCGTTGTGAATCTGGTGCTCGGCGCGGTCTCGCAGGGCCTTGCCAAGTCTGGATCGCGGCCCGCTTCGCTTTCCCAGCGCGGCCAAGCTGTCTCAGTGCGTGAGCCAGTGGCACCGCATCAGGTGGTCTACGGCCGTACCCGCGTTGGCGGGACTATCGTTTACATCGAGGGCACAGAATCCAACAAATATCTCCACGTCGTCATTGCCCTGGCAGGCCACGAAATCGATGCGGTCGAAGAGGTCTATTTCAACGACGAGATCATCACGCTTGACGGCAACGGCATGGGGTATGACGGCTATGCCCGCGTTAAATTCGGCCTGGGCACAGCAGGGCAGACCGCATTCGCTGATCTCGTCGCAGAATCCGATGGCAAGTGGACCGCAGACCACCGGCTCCAGGGCGTGGCATGTGCCTACATCCGCCTGGAATACAACGCGGACAAGTGGCCGAACGGCATCCCGTCTTTTTCGTTTGTGGTGCGCGGGAAAAAGGTCTTCGACCCCCGCAGCGGGGCCACGGCGTGGAGCCAGAACCCGGCCTTGTGCCTGAATGACTACCTGCCGAATTCCACCTATGGCTTAGGCGTGACCTATGCCACCGAGGTAGATCAGGCCGCGCTGATTGCTGCGGCGAACGTCTGCGATGAGTCGGTGCCCAGCATTGCCGGGACCGAAACGCGCTACCTGTGCAACGGCTCATTCACCACCGCACAAACCCCTGAGTCTGTGATCAATTCGCTCCTGACGTCGATGGCAGGCAAAGCCGTTTACACCTCCGGCGTGTGGCGCATCTTGCCTGGGGTCTACTACACGCCCACGCTCACCTTCGACGAGGGCGACCTGCGCGGCGGAATCCGGGTGCAGTCGCTGGTGTCGCGGCGCGAGAACTTCAACGCTGTCAAGGGCGTTTTCTCGTCTGCCTCTGACCGCTACATTGCGACCGACTTCCCGCCCGTCATCTCTGACACCTACATCGCGCAGGACGGCGGCCAGGCGGTTTATAAGTCAATCGAGCTTCCCTGGACAACCTCCCCCAGCATGGCCCAGCGCCTGGCCAAGATCGACCTCCTGCGGGCGCGGCAACAGATCACGGTGACCATGCCGCTGAACCTGTCGGGCCTGCAGGCGGCGGTGGGCGATGTCGTCATGATCAACAACGCGCGCATGGGCTGGGCGTCAAAGCCCTTCGAGGTGGTGTCGTTGCAGATGGCGCTGGAGACTTCTCTCGGCGTTGACCTGGAGCTGCGCGAGATCAGCCCGGACGTTTACTCATGGTCAACCAGCGAAGAAACCCCATACGATCCGGCACCGAATACCAACCTGCCCAACCCGTTCACGGTGGCGGCGCCCGGGATCACACTGAGCGACCGCCTGCAGATCATCAATGAACAGGTGGCGACCGTGCTGGTCGCTGACGTTTCGGGCGGCGATGCGTTCCTGAGCGGCTACGAAGTCCAGGCCAAGCTGCAAACCGATGCGGACTGGATCAATCTGGGACAAGCCACGGGCAACAGGTTCGAGCTGCCGTTCGTGCAGGACGGATCGTTCTACGATGTCCGTGCGCGGTCGGTCAACACCCTGGGCGTGCGCTCCGCGTGGGCCGCCGGGGCGTGGCAACCCGTGGGGCAGACTTTGCCACCGCAGGACGTGCAGGGCTTTGCACTCAACATCGTGGGCACCGAGGCGCACCTGACGTGGACCGCAGTCACAGACCTGGACCTGTCGCATTACAAGGTGCGGTACTCCAGCCTGACGAGCGGGGCGACCTACTCCGATGCCATCGACCTGATCCCACGGATCAGCCGGCCCGCGACTTTTGCCACCGTCCCCGCAGCGACCGGAACGTATTTCATCAAGGCCATCGACAAGCAGGGCTTGGCATCCATCAACGCTGCCGAGATCACGGCTCAGGTTTCAACCGTCGATCAGAACCTTAACCTCGTCGCTACCTCGGTCCAGCATCCTGGGTTTACGGGCGTCAAAACGAATACGGCAGTCGTTGATGGCGCGCTGCAACTCGACACCAGCATTCTGTTCGACGGTGGTTCCGGTAATTTTGACGATGCGCTGGGCGACTTTGACGGCGGCGGCGGGACGATTCAGGCAGCCGGCGAATACGCCTTCGATGCGCCCATCGACCTGGGCGACATCTACACCTCGCGCGTGACGGCGCGAATTGAAATCAGCCGGATTGATTACGTCAACACCTTCGACGCGGCCGAGGGTCTTTTCGATTCGCGCCCCGGGCAATTCGATGGCGACGTGCAGACGTTTGACGATACGAACGTTCAGTTCTTCGTGTCCGTTGCAAACGAGGATCCATTGGGATCGCCTAGCTGGTCTCCCTGGCAACAGTTCACTGTCGGCGACTACACCGCGCGGGCGTTTCGGTTTAAGGTCATCCTGACCACGACGGACCCACAGGCCACGCCTGTGGTTTCCGTGCTCTCGGTGACCATTGATATGCCAGAGCGGATCACAAGCGGCAACGACATCATCAGCGGGACCGGAGCGGGGGGGTACGTAGTCACCTTCGCGCGGGCGTTCAAGGCCACCCCGGCGCTCGGCATCGCGGCGCAGAATATGCAGCAGGGCGACTTCTACGAGATCACCTCAAAGTCCGCATCGGCTTTTACAATCCGCTTCAAGAATTCAGGCGGCACGGTGGTATCCCGGACGTTTGACTACGTGGCGCGGGGCTACGGTTCCCTGGTGCCCTGACCACAGCGAAGGACAGACATGAGCCAGCACGACATCAACATTGCGAACCAGGGCTTCCCGGCCTTTCGCTCCGACCTGAACAACGCGCTGGCCGCGCTCGTCAGCAACTCCAGCGGGGCCACTGCACCGACGACGACCTTCGCGCATCAGTTCTGGCTTGACACCTCAACGACACCGAACCGCCTGCGCCAGCGCAACGCGGACAATGATGCGTGGATTGAGGTGGGCCGGCTGGATCAAGTGGCGGACACCTATCAAGCTGCGGCGGTGGTCGATGGTGTCTACACCACGGGCAATCAGACCATCGGCGGCACGAAGACGTTTTCTGCGGCTCCGGTGGTGCCTGCATTGAATGGTGGCCAACTCGCCGGGATGCGCAACAAGATCATCAACGGGAAGATGGAGATCGCGCAGCGGGGGACGAGTTTTGCGGACGCAAACGGGTACACGTTAGATCGGTTTGATTATTTAAGAGCCGGAGGCTCTGCGTCGCTCATAACTCAAGAGAATGATAGACCGTCTAGTCTTGAGTTCAACAAGAGTTTCAGGATCGCCGTTACCACGGCAGACACAAGTATTGCCGCAGGCGATTACGGCCTTCTTGGTCAAAAAATTGAAGGTTGGAATGTTCGTGACCTCATAGGGCGGACGTTTACAATTTCTTTTTGGGTCCGCAGCACAAAAACCGGAACGCATTGCGTAGCATTTCGTAACTCCACAAATGACCGCAGTTACGTGGTTGAATACACTATAAGCGCGACAAACACATGGGAATACAAGTCCATCACGGTTTCTGGTGGCCTTATCACAACCGGCACTTGGAATTGGGAAACGGGCGTTGGCCTTCAAGTGAACTGGGCTCTTGCTGCTGGAACCACCTTCCAAACCACCGCAGGCGCATGGCAGCCCGGCAACTTCTTCGCCACCTCCAACCAAGTCAACTGCCTCGACAGCAACACCAACATCTTCGCCATCACCGGCGTCCAGCTCGAAGTCGGCAGCGTGGCTACGCCGTTTGAGCATCGGCCGATTGGGGCTGAACTGGCGTTGTGTCGCAGGTACACCCGCGTCCAAGCCTATCAAGTGCCAGCCACGACGGCACAGAACCTGGGAACCATCAATATGCGGGCGGTTCCGACGATCACGGGAGGCGGTGCGGGCTTCACCTCAACAAACACCACCGCTGATCAACTGATTGCCTTTCAGACAACTGCCGGGGTGCAAACACTTACCTTGGCAGCGGAGCTGTGACCATGTACAAACTCACCCACACCCCCACCGTCATCCGCCTCTCAGACGGCGCCTGCATCCCCGCCGACCCCGCCAACCGGGACTATGCGGAATACCTCGCATGGCTCGCCGCAGGCAACACCCCCGAACCTGCCGACCCACCCCCGCTGCCTGACACCGCAGCCCTGCGCCGCGCCGCCTACGCCGCCGAGGCTGACCCCATCTTCTTCCTGGCCCAACGCGGCGAAGCCACCCAGGCCGAGTGGCTGGCGAAGATCGCGGAGATCCGCGCCCGCTACCCCATGCCGG